TTTCCTTTTTTGTCAACTAAATAGATTAAAGAATCTTCTGAATTTTCGTAATCAACATCGAATCCTCTACTATCTGCAGCATCTATAAATCGATCAAAATCTTTTTGAGAAAGCATATAGTATTCATCACCTTTTATTTTTACATAATCGAGGTTTCTTCCTTGGGTAGTTTGTAGAAGTTGATCTAATTTATCATCGTCAACAGAGAATATAACATCCTCATTTGCTTCATTTATGAAGTCTTCGAAGTTTAGTACGTTTTTCATTTTAGATTCCATGTGCTTTTATCGTCCATATCGAGTATTTCGACACCCATTTGTTTAACAGTATTTTCTAATTCTCTTTGTTCCTCTTGATCTCCACCTTTAATGTATTCTAATACATCTCGGAATGAACGAAAATAATGTTTTTCTTTCATTTGATTTTTTATTTGATCCCAATTGTAATAAATTGCATGAATAAGACCTTGAACCCCCGCAGAAGTAAGAGCTAATTCATTCAATTCTTGTTCAAACATAAAATCTTCAAAAGACAAAACATTTGATTCATTGTAAGGTTTTCTAACATCTATTTTTCCTGCACTAAGATTTTTAGCAACTTGATCAACTTGTTCAGGCTCAATTTTTGGCATTTCTTGTCTTGGAGGTGCACCTGCAGGAGGTCCTTCACGTTGAATCATTTTAAGACCTTTTTCAACATTTGCTTTATTCTTTTCATACCAAGCAACAGCTTTATCTTTATCAAAGAATTTAGGATCCATATTTATTCCTTTGTAAATACAATCTTCAACATCTTTCATTGTTGCCATAAAGATATTAACATCTCCACCTTTTGGCATTGTACCTCTTTCATTTCCCATTGCATCACCAGCAGCTCTAAGAACAGGAACCAAATCTCCAATACCTAAATCAGCTTTAGCTCCAATGATTTTCGCATTTGGATTTGTGAACATTGTTGCAGCCCAACGATGATGTCCATCAAGTATACGATTATCTTTTGAAATAACAGCCCCAAGATCTCCACCTTCAACTCCGGCAATTGCCAATCCAAGAGCTTTACCTAAATAAACTGCATCTTGAGAAGGTTTAAGAGCTTTTGCTGGAATAGCAGCATCTTTGGTTATTACAACATCATCGGCACCATCGCCGTCTTTCTTTCCCCTAATAAAAAATTGTTTATCTCCTTTAGTTGCAGGATTAGGGAATTTTTGAGGATCAATTTCCTGAGTAGGAAGATCTTCATTAACGAATTGTTTGAATTTTTTCATTTTTGTTTTTCCTATTTCTTTGCCTTTTTCTTTCTTTGGATCTGATGGGATTCCCTTTGTATCAGCTTTTGGTCCTGGTCCAGGTATACCAAACATCATTCCTGGTCCGAATGCTGAATCTTCATATGCTTTATCTCTTTTCGCCATGATATTCTTTGCCGAATCCTTCAGCAATTAAGTTTTTTTGTACAGATAATTCACCTAAAGTTTTAACAAAAATTTCAGCTAAACATCTTCCATATTTTTCAACCCCATGAGAAATTAGAGTAAACTCATTCTCATTTGAATCCATTATTTGTTTCAGTTTATCCTTAGCTGCTAAACCTCTAGCTTTTTCTTCTTTATTTTTTGTTCTGCTTTCAGGTGTATTTATTCCATCCAACCGAACCGTTATTGTGATCCAAGTATTAAAACCTAAATCAATCATAGCTTCAATTGTATCTCCATCTACAACTCTAATACATTTTCCTTTATATGTGTATAGTCCTATCATAGAGAAAGTAACATATCTATTAATTCTTGTTGAGGAAACATATCTACTTTTCCTCTAATTACGTTTGTATGTGAATACATTCCTGGAGTCTTTTCAGCTTTTGCTAAATCTAAAACATCGAATCCATCAGCACCCTTTTCCTTTACCCATTCAACCAAACCTACTCTTGGATCGATGTTATATTTATTTGCACAGTAAAGAATCCAATTTTTTAGAACTCTAATTTGTTCATCAGAATAACGATGCCAAAATTGATGTCCTCTAAAAGGTTTAGCTAATTTAACAATTTGGGATGGATCCGCAGGAGTTCCCACGTATGTTTTACCGTTAACAATTTGACCCATACAACAAACTTCAATTGCAACGGAATTTCTGTGCATTACTGAATTTCCTGTTCCGGTATGCCATCCATAACCACCTTCAGGGAAACATTGTACAAGTTCACCATCAAATTTAGAGTTACCGTTTTTAACGGATTGTCCACCTAAAATAAATTCAGTAGCAACATTTCCTCTTTTGTCCCTTGCCCACATATCTGCAACACTATAAGGATTTTCC